GCCGGTAAGCGCAACGAAGTCAGTCTCTAGCTGTTCCTTTTTGACGCCGGCATTCCCGAGGCCGTATCTATCGGTCGCAAGCGTGTATTTGCCTTCGAGAGTCAGCTTCGTGATGACGGACGGCACGACAGTCGCGCCAGAGATCGACGCTTCGCCAGAAGTCGTCGTTACTGTTCCGCCAGTCGTGAAGTTATTCACGTGAGAGAAGTTGTAAGCAAGATTGCCGCTCGTATAGCTCGCGGTCGCGAGCGCTGTCGCGCCGTCTTCGTTCCATGCGTCAACAGTCATATCGAGAATCGTCAGCGCGTTATCCTGCCATGTGATCGACCAATCGGTAATCTTGCAGCCGTTATAGGTCGTGGGCTTTACCGTGCCGGTTCCCGGCTCAGGCTTGCCGACCTGCGCGGTAAACGACTTGCCTTTCAGTCCTGCCGGCGTATGAACTTGCTTCCATGCTGTCGTTACGCCAATCTGAACGGGGGTAGCGGCCGAGCCGATAAGGTGCTGACACCACCAGCCGAATTTCTGCATATAGATCGGAATCTCAATCTTGCCGCTCGCGGTCTTTCGCGCGATGCCCGCTAGATTGACATCCTTAAAACGAGAGCCGGCCTGAAGTGCCATGCCTTCGATGTAGGACGGCTGAAACGTCAATTCTGAGCTATTGAACGGCCAGAAGTGATCGACAGGCGTCGCAGACGTGCCTACCGTTGTTTCTGTCTTCGTTCCTAGCTGTGAGTCAAGCCCCGAACCGGTAGCCATTACTTATCACTCTTCTCAGCCGACGACGACGCCGCGCTCTCGTCGGATGCGGCAGAGGTCGATTTCTTCGATGCCGTCTTCTTTTCTGCGCCGTCTTGCCAAAGCGTGTCCGGCCAGACGGTTGATTCGGCGAGTTCGTCAGGCACGACAATTGATTCGCCCTGCTTTACTGTGCCGAGTTCGATACCGGCCACGACGACGCGCACGGCTTCGTCTGGACCGACATAACGCATTAGCATTCGGTCACTTTCCTTAAATGAGATTTGCTTCGCCGGAAATGACGAACTGAACGTGAATCATCGCGCCACCCGTTGTATTGAGAACCTGAGTGCCCGTTACCGCAGAAACGAGCATGTTGTATATCTCGTTCGTCGGGTGCTTATTGCCGGCTAGGTAAGTGCCGACGTCTTGGATAATCGACAGAGCGCTCGCGCGAGCCGTCGATATGCTGTTAGCCGTCGCTATGCCTACGGCGACGCACGGGATATCGAAATGCTCATCTCGCGCTATCTGGCCTAGGCCGCTGAATTGCTGAGTCATCGCAGCGCCCGATACGGGGTTGCCTGAGTCGTCTAGGGTCTCTGCGCCGATGACGAGATATTGACTCACTCCTCTTTGCGGGCGCTTTGACGGAGGTCCGTCGAAAACCTGATAGGTAACGGCAGACGTCATGCCGGCGACGACGCTCGTAATCGCGTCGCCGATCGCAGTCGTTTTCATCAGGCAAACCCCGGCATCGCTTCGCGTTCCAATAGCGCGCGAGCATGAGGCGGCATGTCATACGAATTGAGCATCTGCTCATAGCGCGCGGTATCTTCCGGCCCCGGCTCTAGGGTGCCGAAACCGTAAGAGCGCTGAGTCGCCCACAAATCGAGAATGATCTCTTTGACTGCTAGCTGAACTCTTTGCGGAATGACAAGCCTGCCCGCCGTGTAAGTCGCTTTCCACGGTCCCCACCAGAAGGGAATCAGGTACGCGGATTCAACGGTTCCCGAATCCGGGTAGACGATCAGGTTAGAGACTGTCCAAGAAGGTCCGCCGGCGTAGACAGACGTAATCGACTGAACGGCCGTGACGCTGACTAGCGGGGCATGCGGCAGGCGTATCACCTGCCGCTCGTAACCCGGCACTCGCTCATCTGTGTACGTGCGCTGAACGCACGAGCCGACGATCCCCTCAGCGAGTTCTGTCGCCGATGCCATGATCTGACGCAGAATGTCATCTCGCGACGTGTCGCCGTCGTTAATGAACGCTCGCGCCTCATCGATGCCGACGATCGATCGGAAGATATTTGAGTTCAGGTAATCAGTGCGGCTCGTCGTCGGCGCTGTCGTCGTCCAGACGAGTACGTGCAAGCCTTCTTGAGTCAGCGTGTAATCGCTGTGAAACGTCCCGAGACTGTCTCTGACGACGCTAGGCGTCGCCGTCGTCTGATCTGGCAGCGTCACTGTTAGAACGTGCGTCGCTGGATCGACAAGCGTGCCTGTCGCATCTGTGACAGTCAGAGTCGATCGGTACTGAGAGCCGACTTCGACCGACATTCGTTCTCCTAAAGAGCGCGACCTGATATCGCGCTATCTGGCGCGAGAGATCTCGCGACGTTTCCGGCTGACGTTGTTCCGCTCGCCGCTGACGAGTCAGGCGCGTTTCCCGTTCCGGCGCTCGCGTCCAGGTCTAGGCCGCCGATTCTCGTTTGCCCGTAGGTCGCAGGAACGACTACAGAAGGCGCTGAGATCGACGCAGGCGCGTTTACCGAAGGCGGGGCGGCTGTTGAGCCGGCTCGCAGGATCGGAGCGTTTACGGCGCTCTGAGCGCTTACGACTGGCGGAGCCGGCCGAGCGCTCGCCGACGCTGCCGGCGTCGGAATGCTCGTGCTCGCTGAGACAGTCGCAGGCGTCGCGAGAGCTGAGCCGCCACCAGAGACCGCGGGAGTCGGAATCGACGCTGAGCCGGCGACTGCGCCAGGCGTCGCGCGAGAACTCGCGCTCGCTGCCGGCGTCGGTATCGACGCAGCAGAGCCGACGACTGACGGCGCAGCCTTGGAACCTGCCGACGCTGCCGGCGTCGGAATGCTCGTGCTGCCGGCGACGACGCCAGGCGTCGCCTTGCTGCTCGCGCTCGCAGCGTTGCTTGATATCGATGCTGAGCCGCTGACGACTGACGGCGATGCGAGAGAACTCGCGCTCGCGACAGGCGCAGGAATTGACGTGGTCGCGCTGACGACGCCAGGCGTCGCTGTCGCATTCCCGCCGGCAGTTACGCCAGGCGTCGGAATCGACGCTGAGCCGGCGACGACGCCAGGCGTCGCGATAGCGCCTGCCTGAGCCGTAGGCGTCGGAATGCTCGCGCTCGCGCTGACGACGCCAGGCGGGGCGCGAGAACTCGCGCTCGCGACGTTGCCTGATATGCCGGTAATCGACTGGACGACTGCCGGCGCCGCTTTGCTGCTAGCCGACGCTACCGGCGTCGGTATCGTCGCTGTCGCCTGAACGACGCCAGGCGTCGCCGTAGACGACGCAGAAGCGCTCTGAGCCGGAATGCTGGTAACTGCGCCGACGACGCCAGGCGTCGCCGTAGACGACGCTAGAAGCGCCGGCGTAGGTATTGACGTCGTTGCCTGAACGACGCCAGGCGTCGCCGTAGCGTCGCCTGATGGCGAAACGGGCGAAACTGTTTGCTGAATGCGGCGGAACTTGCGGCGATATCTCTTGCCGCCGCGCTGAACTTGACTAGGCGAGCTAGAGCCGCCCGCGGGCGGCAATACCTCAACAGCGACAACAGACCAATTATCGGATGATCCGTGCGTCCACGTAATAGACTGATTGCCGCCGGCGCTGGCTATTGTCGCGCCTGCGCCGTTGTCTGCGCCCGTGTTTGCGCTAGTGCTAATTGACCAGCGAACGGTACCGCCAGTAAAACCCCACGTGCTACCGACTGCGCCATGAGCGGCAGCGCTGACAATCAGGCCGCCAACAGTCGTCCCGTTTACCGTGACGCTGATTGACGTGCTGCCTACGCTGTCAGAGCCGGTAACTGGCGTGCCGAGCGAGCCGGCATTAGCAACGCTTATCGACCCGGCGTTATGGTTATTAGCGTCGGAAAAGCTTACCGAAACAGTATTAGTGCCGGTCGGGCAGGTGGGGCCAACCAAACCCCACATTGACAAGCCGCCGCTAGCGGTAGCAAAACCTATCTTGCTGAGCGCTACGCCGCCATATGTCACGGCGGTAACAGTGTCGGTGCTGCCGCTGAAAACCGTTATGCCGACAAAGATGCCGTTTCCGGTATTAACGTGCGACCACGTAAGCGGACTAGTGCTACCGGCTGTGCCCGATGACGACGGCCCTACGGCATCGAATGTGACGTTCGCCATGAGGGATTAACCTCCCGTCATGACTAAAGTCAGTTTTCGCCGTATAGCTTGCAGAAATGCACGGATACGGTATTGCCGGCTGTCGCTGCGCCGAGAGTCAGGTAAGGCCAAATGTAATACTGCTGATTCAGGTCCCATGTCGTTACAGTCGGCGCGGTGTTTGTCGCCGGTATCGACTGCCAGAACGGCGACGGGAAAAGCGCGCCTTCGACCTTTCCGATAGAGGCGACGGTCGAAGCTGCGCCGACCGCGATTGCGCGCAGGCCGATATCAACTTGCATGTAGAAATAGCCGCCCGTCCCTGCGGTGGGCGTAAAAGTCGCCGAAGCGCCGAGAGGAGTCGTCGCGCTGAATGTTGAGCTAGTCGTGAAAGACACGCCAAATAGCCATGTCGGGACGGTCGCCGTCGCCGTCATCTGCCCGCTGAGAATCAGTCGAAGAGATGACGCTTCGTCGCCTAGCTTTCCCATATACATCGCCGGAACGGCGATGCCGGGATATCCCTGGGTAATCGATACCGCCGATGCGGCGGGAGTCGTCGTCGTCGCTGCGAGATAGCACGAGAACAACTCTTCAAACATCGTGCCTGTAAAGCCGCTCATGTTACCTCACGGAGTTAGGTCGATTTCAAATACGCCTGTCGCCGACCACTGGATTCCGAATGTCCCGTTATTGGTGGGGTAATCAGCGCCGAACGTCACGGCGACGAACATCGCATCTGTGTAGTTCGGCGGACCCGTAGGGCCGGTAATCGCGTCTGCGTAAATGATGCAGCCTCTTGGAGTCGCGAGAGTCGTGCTCGCGACAGACACGTCATTCATGTCATATCGCAGAGATCCGGCCGTGCCTTCTGCCATCGTCGGAGCCGCCGACGTGCCGCCGGCTGCGACAGTCGAAAGCAGAATTCCGCCTGCCGCCCAGCCGGTCCCGCTGACCTCATTCGTGTTTGCCCACGTTACCGTCGTCGCGCTGTAGTTAATCGGCGCAGTACCGTCAGTAAGTTAATTAGAATGCAATGCGATCTTGAAGTTAGCGGCAGTCGTCGCGTTAAAAGCAGTCATGCCAGTAAAGGCGACGGCGGTAAGCGTCGCCATGATCGTATTGACGTATATACCGCTCTTCGTCCACGCCATTGGTTAATTC